CTGGTTTAAGCCATAACCATATGTCGCGTTACGACAAATATGGAGACCGAGATACGGCCATAGTATCGGCTGGCGATTCATTCTTCCTTGGGATGAACAATCGTCTGCGTCCCGACCAACTGGAACCCGGCATTATGGCCTACAGCCAGAACGGGCGAATGAGCGTGAATGGGGCGTGGCAACCCCGCAAAGGCATTGATTTTCTGTCTGGTCTCATAGAAACAAGTAGCGAAGCGTTAATTATTCCTTTCTACGTCTATGCCAGCAAAAACATTTCAACGGCAGTTCGCGTTGGACCAACGGTAACTATCACCACCACAACAAGTCACGGGTTTACCACTGCAACACAAGTGGGCATTGCTGGTCTTACCGGAACCGTGGATGCTAATGGCAACAGGACAGTTACGGTGACAGGAGCAACAACATTTACAATTTATCTTGCCGGAGCACCGGGGAGTGAAACCTACACTGGAACAGGAACGGCTGGTTCTCCTTTTATTTCGGCCTTAGTCAATGCCGCCTATGGCTCATGTTTGTTTTCAGATCCATCAGACGACAATGAAGAATACATTATTGTTGCGCTTTATGACAAAGCGATAGCAGTGAGTCTAGAAACCGGGGCTGCTACCAACATCACCTATCCAGCCTCCCTTACAATCACAGAAAACGTTAATATGCTTCAAGCATTTAATAAGGTTTACATCTTTCGGGACGGTCTCACGGCTTTAGAGTTTGACGGGGACATTGCTTCAACCCCTACGTTCACCAAGGTGGCTAATGGCAATTACACCCAGCCATTGGTGTTTACGGCGGCTACTAACACGGCCTGCACAGCGGGCGTGGCAACCGTAACGGAAACAACGCATGGCCTGTCCGTTGGCGACATTGTTACAATCATGGACAAGGGTAGTTCTCCCCTGACAAACGCAGCCACCTATGTCGTCCAAAGCGTTCCAACGGCCAACACATTTACGTTTTACGCCAGCGTAGATGACTTTGCAGCAACATCCGTTGTCCTTGGAAAGGCTCAAAGCGTTGGACTTGGGTTTGTTCATTCTCCCGCGCCCGCGTGGGCGGCCTACCACCAGCGTCGATTGATTGTCCCCTACCGCTACACCTCCACAGGAACCAGCGGGAGCGAGGTTATTACCGACCGCAACATTCAAGACGAAATCCTTATTAGTGACATCCTGGATGCAGACACCTACGACCAACTTCAGAATCAACTAAAGGTAACTGCCGGTATTGCAGACTACTTGCAATTTGTGCATCCCTTTACGGATGACAATGCCGTGGTGTTCAATCGCAACTCCATTCATTTAATTGATGGGTTGTCAGGCTCGCTCACCGATGTTTCTCTCAAGGAAATCACTCGGGAGGCCGGATTGGTGGCCCAAAAGAGCGTTGTCACCATTGGAAACAAAATTTTCTTCCTGTCTGATAACGGGGTGTATGCCACACAGTTTGGTGACCTTTACAATTTGCGGGGGGCAGGACTACCATTGTCTGACCCTATTGACCCCATTATAAAGCGGATTAACACCGACTACGCCCAAAACGCCGTAGGCATCTATCACGACAATCGTTACTTTCTCGCGGTTCCGCTTGATGCAGCAACTACGAATAATGCTCTTCTTGTCTTTAACCTGTTAAATCAGCAATGGGAAAGTATTGATGTTGTAGAAGGATCGGGGTGGGATGTTTCTAACTTAATTAGTGCTGGGTCTGGCGGCATAAACAAACTCTACGCTGTCAATCGTTTGGGAGGCATTCACATCCTTGATGAGCGCGAAGATGACGTAGACGTGGTAGCTTTGGGAATAGCTGTTCCTCCTACTTCTGTGCGGCCAACATCTTACGGCCAAACCCGGCAATACAACATGGGGGACACCGACCGTAAGAAGTTCAACAGCTTTGAGTTGCATACGGAAAGTAGCGATACCAACACCTCAAACGCTACAATTTCTGTTGAAACGGAGAACGTTGACAGCACCGCTACGCTTGGCACTTTAGGCGGCTACCTTGGTGCTGTGCTGGCAATCAGTGAAGATGCATCCGTGCGTGGTAGAATCGGGAATATGCGAGGCTACGGAATTCAAATGACCTTTACGCCAACTCAAGGGCGTCCGCTGCTCAGGATGGCAAAAATTAATGCCATGTCGTCGTTTAACTCATTAACGCAAGCATCCTAATGGCTATTCTAGCGACAGGCAATTCATTTACAAACGGGGATCAGGTTACAGCAACTACCCTTAATGCGGCTGTTAATAGCTCCACGTTTGCGTCGGGAGCCGTTGATGGCAGCACCACTCAGCTTTCCGTTGGAGCTATTATTGTAAAAGATCTTGGGGTGACGGCTGCAAAGCTGGAAACCGCCACTAACGGTCAGTTAATGATTGGCAATGGCACTGGCTTTACCAAGGCCGCATTGACAGCCGGAACCAACATTGCTGTTACCAATGCTTCTGGAGCTATTACTTTGGGACTTACGGGGACAGTTGCCGTAGCTAATGGAGGAACAGGCGAAACAACTTACACTAACGGTCAGTTGCTCATTGGAAATACCACTGGAAGTACTCTGACAAAGGCTACGTTGACAGCCGGGACTGGCATCAATATTACAAATAGCACTGGATCAATCACGATTGCTGCGGGTGCAAATTCCGCATCAACCGGAAGCGACATTTTCTTATCAAATAACTTTGGAGGATTTTAATTATGGCCGTTACATCTACCCCTATCTTTGCACAGACACCGTATGCCAAGACGCTGACGTTGGTGGCGCAGACTGCGTGTACCACGCGTGCGCCCACGGCAACAGCCTCGTTGGCCGGAGCTAACATCACGGCATTCGTTCCCGTTTCTACCAACGGACTGCGAATTGATTCCATTCAAGTGAATGCCGTTGGCACATCAATTTCGACCGCCAACGCTGCCAACCTCGTAGACATCTGGCTCTGGGACGGCACGACCGCGTTTATGATTCTGGAAGTTGCAGTCACGGCGGTGACGCCAAGTGCAACGTCAGCGGCCTTTACGACAACCTACACGTTCCCGGCGCCTCTGGTTATGCCCGCTGCGTTTGCCCTGTATGCTTCCACGACCGTAACCACCACTGCGGCTGGCACTGCGTTGCAGGTCACAGCGTTTGGCGGGGCCTACTAAGATGCCAACAGTCTCTTCAGCATTCACCTACAATCCGGTTGTCCAACCCAATTTGGTAAGGGCTTCGCTGACGAGTGCGGTTGAGCCTACCACCATCACTGGCGTTGCTGCCACTGGGACGATTATCTACGAGATCAATTCTCAGTCAGTTAGGTATACTACGGCAAACGCAACGGCCAACTGGACGTTGAATCTGACGTTTTCAAAAGCCCAGTCGCTTAACTCCTACCTTGCGATAGGCCAGACTATCTCGTGTGTAAATATTGTGGCGCAGGGCACGACGGCCTACTACAACAATGTAGTTCAGATTGATGGCACCACGGTGACCCCTAAATTCCAAGGCGGCACTGCTTGGTCTGCGGGCAATGCGTCTAGCTGGGACATCTACACCTACACTATCGCTAAGACGGCAGACCGTACGTTTATCGTGTTTGCCAGCCAGACTCAGTTCAAGTAAGACACCATGCCAGCGATTACCACACGGGGTGCTGCATCTGCTAAAGGGTTTGGGTTTACTAATGGTGGCGGGCCGATTACTTACATTGAGGATGTGTTCTCAACATATCTGTATACGGGTACTGGTGCAACACAGACGATTACCAACAACCTCGATTTGTCTACTAAGGGTGGATTGACATGGATTAAGGGCAGAAGTGGTGCAACAGGTCATCGTTATACTGATACGGCAAGAGGCGTTACAAAATCACTAGCTTCAGAAACAACTGCCGCAGAAGTAACCGAAAGCACAGGATTAACTGCATTTGGTACGACTGGCTTTACGATTGGTGCTGATGCTGATTACAACACCTCTGCCGCTACCTACGCCTCATGGACATTCCGCAAGCAGCCAAAGTTCTTTGATGTTGTGACGTATACGGGGACGGGTTCTAACACTACTATTGCTCACACCTTAGGCTCAGTTCCGGGCTGCATTATCGTCAAGCGCACAGACACCACAGCAGCTTGGGCTGTTTACCACCGCAGCCTTGCCAATACTCAATACCTTGTTTTAAACACCACAGCCGCAGTAGCAACAGGCGCAACGTGGTGGAACTCTACAACTCCTACAAGTTCAGTCTTTAGCGTAGGCACCGATGCAAGTGTTAATGCTTCTGGCGGGACTTACGTCGCCTACCTATTCGCCCACAACGCAGGTGGCTTTGGTCTCACTGGTGCGGACAATGTGATTAGTTGTGGAAGTTTTACGACTGATGCTACACCTAGCGATGTTACTGTTACTTTGGGATTTGAGCCTCAACTTTTAATCAAAAGACGATCTAGCGCCATAGATAATTGGGAGATTGTGGATAATATGCGCGGTATGACCTCAAACAGTACAGCAGGTTCAAAACCGATTTATCCAGATTTATCTAACGCAGAAGCCGCAGGTGGGAATGTTTACCAGATTACACCTACAGGATTTTTTATTGGGTCCGCATCGCTTAATCCTTCATCAACTAACATCTACATCGCCATCCGCCGTGGCCCGATGAAAGTGCCTACGGTTGGGACGACGGTTTATAATGCGATAGCACGCACGGGCACCGGTGCTGCTGTTACGGTAACGGGGGTGGGGTTTGCGCCGGATTTAGGGTTGATTAAGCAGCGAGGAGGCGCTGGGGCTACTTACAATTATGACCGTCTGCGCGGCACTGTACGGCTTAATACATCAGCAAGTGATGAAGAGTTTGCTGGACATTTAACTGGATACACTATGGACGGTGTAAGTCTTGATACGGACGCGCAAGTTAACGGGAATACCCTAACCTACATCAACCACTTCTTCAAACGCGCCCCCGGCTTCTTTGATGAGGTGTGCTATACGGGGACGGGGGTAGCTAAGACTGAAACGCATAATCTTGGTGCCGCTCCTGAGCTAATTATTTTCAAACCAAGAAGTTATGTTGGTGATTGGTATGTTCTGGGTCAGTTTACTTCAACCAATGAATCGATTCTGTATTTAAATTTAACTACCGCAAGAAACAACAATACCTACGCAGCACATAATATACTGCAAAGTCAGCCGACGTCCTCGGCATTTGCATTGACATCAAGCGTGACGCTCAACACCAGTGCTGCCACCTACGTCGCCCACCTATTTGCCACCTGCGCCGGAGTTTCTAAAGTTGGCACTTACACCGGCAACGGAAGCAATCAAACCATAGCGTGTGGCTTTGCAGCAGGGTCAAGGTTCGTGATGATTAAACGCACAGATTCCACGGGTGACTGGTATGTCTGGGACTCAGTAAGAGGCATTGTAGCTGCTAACGACCCGCACATAAGCCTGAACAGCACAGCAGCCGAGGTTACCACAGACGACAGCGTAGACACCGACAACAGCGGGTTTATCGTGAATCAAGACGCAGCCACCAACATTAACGTTACCAGCGCAACTTACATTTTCTTAGCTATTGCGTAAAAAATTATGCAAATCCGAATCAAAAAAACAGGTGCGGTGATGTACGAGGGCGAGTTCCGCGAGTACATAAAATCAACCGACGGTGCTTCGTGGGAAGCCACAACGACTGAGGTGCTAGAAGCCCTTGGTGCCGAGGCGGTGTTTGAAGGCCCGCAAGCAACAGGAGGGACTGTTTACCAATACTCGCAGCGCGATGGGGTTGAGCAGCAGTCAGACGGCAAGTGGTACACCAAGTACATCCTTGGCCCCGTGTTCACGGACGGCGAGACAACGGCGGCAGCACAAGAAGCGGCTTACAAATCCCAGAAAGATAAGGAGCAGGCTACAAATGTGCGTGCATCCCGTGATACCCTAATTGCTAAGTCCGACTGGACTCAATGCGCGGACATCAGCGCAGCCTTAAAGCCCAGTGGGCGCCCTATCGGAAGGCTTTGCGGGACGTTCCCCAGCAAGCTGGATTTCCATTCTCAGTTGTTTGGCCCACCTAAAACCAGCCACTATTTAACATGCCCCAAGTCAACACAGAACAGATTTTAAGGGAAGCAGTGGCCGGCTATGGGACAACCAACAAGGCTGTCGAGCAAGGCGTCCTGGCGGAACGGTATACGGGGAGGGCACGCCAGCTAGGCACCGTTGAGTCTGCGCTGGGCAAGATTGACGAGCAAGCAATGCTCCTGCTGCACCCTGAGTTGCAGGAGGGATTTGATAATGAGATAGCGAAGGGTGGCGACCCCAACCTCTGGCTTGAAGCCGCCGTCAGGAACTCATCTGGCATTGACCCCGCATCAGTTCCCCGTTCTGGGGGTATTGTTGACGCGGTGGGGGTTCTTGCCGGAAAAACGGGGGGCATTGAGAGCGCCGCCAATAGGGCTGCGCGGACGGCTGGTGTAGCCGACATAACAAACCTTTCTCCAGCACTTACAGCAGCCTACCGTGCGGGCAATACTGAGCTATTTGGAGCCTTGGGCAAGGCCGGGGGCATGGTGGACAGTGGAGACCCCTATGCGGCCTACCGTGCGTCTGTTCTAGGGCAACAGGCGGTGGGTCCGGCGGCAACGCAGGGCTACGGGGCTAGCTTGGCGGCTTCGCAGGGATACGGAGCTACAAACGCGGCTTCTCAGGGCTATGGAGCTACAAACGCCACTTCGCAGGGTTATACGTCTACAGACGCCACTTCGCAGGGATATTTGGCGGATGTTGCTGCTACTGAAAGATATAACGCACAACAGGCTGCAATGCAGCAATATGCCGCAAGCCAAGCCGCAAGTCAGGGGTATACGGCGGCAAACGCCCGTTCCGTTGAAGATGCTAATGCCCAGATGATTGGGCGGGGTTTGCTTGGACAGTCGCTTTACGGGCAGGGTCTTAACGCTGGCCCTAGTGGCGCGGCCCAAACCCTTCAGCAGCGGGCACAGCAGCTTGCAGCCTCTACTGGTCAACTTTCACAAGAGGAGCTTCGTTCTGTCCAGCAGGGAAGCCGTGAAGCCTTTGCCGCCCGTGGCCTTGAGATGTCCAATCCAGCCATTTCTGGCGAGATTGGGGCGCGGATTGCCGCCCAACGTGCTAGGCAGTCGGAAGATTTGCAGATGGCGGCTGGGCTTAATCAGGCTTACACGCAAGACCTTACGGCCAATCGCGGCTTTGCTACGGGCCTTTACGGGCAAGATGTTTCCCTTCAGTCCCAGAATCAAGGTGCTGCACTTCAAGTGGCATTGGCCAAGCAACAGGCTGGCGTTACGCTTTCCCTCGCGGATCAACAGGCCATTAACTCGGCTAGCCAATTCGGGTCTAACGCGGCAAATGAACAGGCTCGTTTCAACGCGCAATCATTGAACGCAGCCGGCCAGTTTAATGCCGGGGCTTTCAACAATCAGGCGGCTATAAACGCACAGGCTGTTAACACTGCTAATCAATTTGGGGCTGCTTCAGCGAACGAACAGGCTCGTTTTAATTCTCAGTCTATTAACGCTGCCAGTCAATTCGGAGCAAGCGCGGCCAATCAGGCTTCCCTTTACAACGCTCAAGCGGCCAATGCGGCCAGCCAGTTTGGGGCCAGTGCAGCCAATCAAGCGTCCCTTCAAAATTCCCAATTGGGCACCGCGGCTAGTCAGTTTGGGGCTAGTGCATACAATCAGGCATCGCTTCAAAATGCTCAATTAGGTAGTGCAGCTAGCCAATTCGGAGCAACGGCTGCTAATCAAGCGTCGCAATACAACGCAGGGTTAATCAATCAGGCAAGTCAATTTAGCGCAAACGCAGCTAATGAGCAAGCGCGTTACAATCAGAGCCTTGCCGCACAACAGCAACAGCAGGGGATTGCCAACCTTGGCTTGCTAGGCCAATCCACGCTTGGGCAGACAGAATCCAATCGCAATTATCAAATGGGTGTTGCCGGGGGCTATCAGAACGCGGCCTACGACCCGTCTAGCCTTGTCCTTGGACAGCGGAGCAATGCGATGCAGAACGCCAGCGGAGTGTATAACGCTGCCTTGGGAGTTAATCCCGATTTCTCCGGCCAGCTTGGTCTGAATACGGGTGTTGCGCAGGACGTTAACATGACGACGTATAACGCCCAAATGGATGCCATAAAGGCCAAGGCAAACAATGCCGCTGCTCTTAAAGCTGCTGGAATTAAGGCTGCTGGAGATGTAGCATCATCGCTTATTAAAGTTAAGCTTGGCCCTAGTGGTTAATTCATTAATTTATGCCTTACACTCCATCAGTTCAAGACAGAAGCGGCGAGATTCTAGCCCAGGGCATATCGCAAGGGTTTTCCTCGCTCACCCAAGGCGTAGAAAAGTATTACAAGAAGAAGGAAGAGAATGAATTCCTGAACACCGCCATTCAAGGTAAACTTGGCATGGCTTTGAAGCAAATGCAGGATTTTCAAGCCAATAAAGCCGCATATGGGGGTATAGCACCACTCAATCCTGAGATGTTGGAGAAATTTCAGAACATTGGTGGGGCCAGCACCGCCAAGCTCAAGGCATTGAATGCTGACTTTGACGTAATGCTCCAGCGGTCAGCAAATGGAATGAAAGAAGCGGGAGCGGAAAGTCAAAGACTTCAAAATGTTGTACAGACTAATCTGTTGGCAAACAGTCTTGCAATTTCAAAGAACGATAATCTTGGAATGCTTAATGCTGGACGCAAGATTATGGCTGTTAAACAGGGCGAATTAACCCCAGAAACGATATTCAGAATTGGATCTGAAGCGGGCCTTTCTCCTGGAGCCATGGCGCAATTTAGTGAAAGTGCTAAAGATTTGCTTCCTAAACCTGTAAAAGTCTTTCAGCAAATGACCCTAGACCAGATTAACGATCTAAAGGGCAAAGGATATGACGTTAAGGCTCGGCCCGTTGCAAACGGGATGTATGAGGTAGAAAATGTCAGTCCGTTTGCTCCTGGCGCCGTCACCAACATCAACACAGGCGTCAACGCCTTTGAGGCCACGGTTGGAAAAGCGGCGGCAGAGCGGCTTGGTGGCCAATACGACGCTGCAAAGTTGGCCTCAAGAACAGCCATCCCCAAACTCGATCAAACGCTGTCTATTTTACAAAATCAAGAACCCAACACGGGGATTTTGGCGGAATTGGCCACCAATGTTGATCGGGTACGAGCAACGTTGCTTAATGAAAAAGGAGCCGCAAAACGCGTTTCTGATACGCAGCTCCTAGAGTCCATGCTTGGAAGCGATGTTTTCACCTCTCTGGGGGCGATCAACCTTGGCGCTAGGAACATTGACACGCCAAAGGAACGCGAGTTTTTACAGAAGGTGATAACGGGCGAAATCAAGCTGGAGAAGTCCACGCTTATTAAGATGACCGAGATGCGGCGCAAACTCCAATCTCAGGTTATTGACAATTACAATGAGGACGTGAAAAACGGCGACTATGACGAATACTTTAAGGCCGCCCGCATAAAACCTCACACGTTTGATGTTCCCGCGATAGGAGGAACAACTCCACCACCACCCATGAGTTCTGGAGTGCCCCTTCCTCCCGGTTGGACGCGTAAAGAATAATAATGGCCTCAATCACCGCACCATCTGGAAGGGTTTATCAGTGGAACAAGTCAACACCACCAACTGAAAGCGACATTGCCGCTTTGGTGGATGCTGATTCTGCACAGCAGCCCACTCAACAATCTGGGGCGCGCAACGATCCCATGCTTCCTATTGTCGTAGAGGGTATGTCTGTGGGCGAGATGCCGCTTTCACAACACCTGAATCAAGGCGCTACCGCCATACGCTATGGTGGTCCAGTTGTTGCCGGTCTAGCTGCCGCTCCATTTACAGGCGGAATGTCTGCGTTGGCTGCGGCAGCTACGATGTCGGGAGTTGGTGCTGGATCTGGGGCTCTAAGCTCAACAATAGCACAGTTAATGGAGGTGGCCAGTGGAGAGCGCCGGGAATTGTCGGGAAGGGGGATTATGTCCGAAGCGGCATTGGCCGCTACCCCGACGAAGGTTACTGGTGGAGCTATGGGCCGGTTTCTAGCCAATGTCCCTTCTGCCATTGCAACGTCTGAAATTAGCCGGTGGCTGGAATTGGGCAACGATAAGTATTCCCCTAAGCCAAAAGACACCGGGGAAGCTGTTTCTCGCTATCTTATGCCGGCGGCGATTACTGGACCACTGTCGTTGATTGGCGGGAAGGGCGCAACGGTAGCAGAGGGGGTATCTAGGGCTGATGAAATTAAGAAAGCCCGCATGGGGGGTGGCGTAACACTCACAGACGTATTCCCAAGTATGTCAAAGCTAGAGGCTGGGCAGCTTTCAAGTGGAAGCGAGGTTGCACATAGCGCCTTGCAAAGCATGGACGTGAACATCACCGAGGAGGTGGCGCGAGCGTTCCCCACCGCACAGGGCAATTCCGCCCTTGCAAGCGACCTTTACAAGCACGTCAATTCTCTTACGCGGCTTCAAGATGAGGCCGTTAAGGCAGAGGGGGCTGCTCGAAATGCAGCCATCCTAGCCCAAGACGCTAAGATTAAGCTAGGGGCCGAAATGCCTGGTCTAGAGGCAAAAGCCAAGGAAGCTGCCCTTGAAGCCACAAAGAGCAAGTTGCTATACAAGGCCGGGGTAAGCACGATATTTGGCTTTAACGCCCCCGATCTTACGGCTGTGGCGCAGGGTAGGCGCATTGAAAACGTGGCTGCGCTTGCTACGGCGGCTAAGGATGCCACCAAATCGGCCATTGGAGAGCTTTACGCCAAGGCCGGTGTTGGGGTGAACGAACCCGTGGCATCGCTGAATGGCGTTCTGGCGAATATTGACAGCATGGCGGGAGTGGGCGGCAAGCTAGAGGGGAACATTGCCCGCAATGACGTTAAGAAGGCAATCATCCGCGCCTTCCCCCAGCCAGAGCCCACCTCGGAGGTACTTGATTCTTTTGGCAGGCCCATGGCTACACCGACAGCCGACACCACCATAAGCCTTGAGGGCTATCGCAACCTCAGGGATAAGATAGCGGCCAATCTCGTGAAGGACGGGGAAGACCCGAAGGCGGCAAATAGGATTGCGGGGGCGGCATACGCCGCTGTACGAGATGCGTCAGACACCTTCGTTTCAGACACGCGTCCCGGCACATTCACTTCATGGAAGACGGCGCAGGCCGCAGCCGCATCCGAGTTTAAGGCCCGTGAAACAAATGCTATGGGGATGCTGGCAGACGGCAAAGCCGATGAGTTGTATGACAAGATTCTGAAGGAGGGCGCTGGGCCTGTGGTGGCGGAAATTAAGGCATATCAAAGCGTGCTTACATCCACCTTCGACCGCACCAACCCCAACGGGGCCGGAGAGGCGCTCAAGGCGTCTCAGCTTTTCGGGGATGGCGTAAACAAGCTCATCCGAGACGCTGCAATAGACCGTTCAATTAACAGGGGCATAGGACTCGATAGGGATTTCCGCAATGTCAATTTCGCGAAACTCACGGAAGAGCTGCAATCCCTTGCGTCCCGTGGGTTCGACCCGTATGGGTTGGGGCTTGGAAGTAAAGAACAGATTGCTTCTATTGCCCGCATATCGGCTTCCGCCAAGAACGGGGGATATACCGTTGCTGAACTCGACCAACTCTTGAACGAGTTGCCGGGGATTGGCGTTGATGCAGCCGGCGCAAGAATAGATTACCAAAGGGCCGTCAGGGATGAAATGCTATCCAGCGGAGCGGTTTCTCGTGAAGCTGAGACAAAGCGCATCTCTGCCGCTGCCGGAAAGGCCAAATTAAACTCCGACGCAATTCAGGCTGTTTACGACAAGGCCGCGAAAGATCCACTGGTTCAACTGCTCAATCGCACGGACATGAAGCTGTCCAAAGATGTAGTTGATAACATCCAGTGGGTGGATAGGCTTCTTACGGTGGGACCGGAAGCGGCCGCTGACTTTGCCGATGCCCTCACCAAGAGCGGGCGTGGAACGGAGCTAACCAAGATTAGGGAAGCTGCCACAGCCACCGTTATGCGCCGGTTCAATCCCGTGGGTAGTGGACCCCAAAAGTCAAATCTTCAGAACATCTCCGATTTCTTCTTTAGCGGGAACAAAGATTCCGAGATTGGCCGCGAGACATTGCGCTCCATCATGGGCAGTTCGGAATACGATAACCTATTGGGCAAATACGGAAAGCCAATCAAAGATATTTTGGCTACGCAAAAGCTATTGCAACAGTCGGATTCTGCTGTTCGTGAGATAATTAATCCAGGCGCGATACGCTTGAGGGGCAGTGTGGGGGGAATCGCTGCAAACATACCAATTCTGAGGGAAATGATTGGCTTGGAACAGGCTGGTCGATACAAGACGCTTTACACGCTCTACATTGACCCAAAATGGGCTCCGCGCTTTGCCGCTGCCGGAAGCAACATAGATAAATTTGTGGCCAACAATCCGGTTAATGCCACCGTCTTGAAGCTTGCGATGTCCCAGGATGATGAGGCCAACGCGAATCGCAACCCATAGGACATTAAAAGGCCCGTAAAACGCCCAATGTGACGCTTACGGGCCTTTTGCTTGCACAATAGGCAATCTATGGCCCATTATCCACGAAAGGGCTAGAATCGTCAGGAAACAGGCTTTACGCGCCATTTGGAGATGGTGCCCGTCTTCCCCTTTCCCTTCCATTGCTCAATGATTCCCTGTTCTTTCATGTGCGCCAATTTATTGCGAGCGGCGTGTGAGGTGCATCCATACCTTTGGGCGTATGCCGCGCTAGTAAACCATTCCTCGCCCGTAGGTTCTGGGTTGGCGTTAACGATGGCATCCATTGCCGCCCAAGGGTTGTTTTGGGTTTTCATGTGATTAGATGGATAAAATGGCTATTTTGGCTAAATTAGCCATTTAGAAGCATTGCAGGCCGGTGGGGGCGTAGAACTTGCCATTCACCCCGCGTATCTGCCACAGGGTGTAGGTGCCGTCCTCAAAGAGGTAGCCCGCAGCCCAGCCGTGCGCCCAGCGGAGCTTCCCTGTCTTACGATTAACGTAGTCCATGTCCAGCTTGCAAAGGCATC